TAAAAGCAATACCAGAACGATTTAAATTTGATAAATTTCTTTCAGGGTCTTGTAATGCTTTTGCTAATTGCATAAAGGAAGTATTTACATCCACTTGGTTTATCTGTGCTATGTTGGCAGCCTCTTCAGCAACCCTTTCATAAGCATCAACTCCTATTTTTCTAAAACTTGTTAATAAAGCAAATCCTCTTGTAAATTCATCTTGACTAAATAAAGTTGCATTTCCTAATCTATCTGCAGACTCTATCAACTCATTTAAAGTATGTGTACCTTGGCCTAAATTTTGTAAACCTTGTAAAAGAATTGCTGCATCCCTTTCCCTGTCTGAAAATACACTTAATGATCTACCCAATAAAGTAACTGCTGAACCTACAGCAATTAAAGGTCCTAAAGTTGCTGCTAACGAAGCACCTAAACCAGTTGCAGCACCAGATGCAGCAGTTAAAGAACCTGTTGCACCTTTTGCAGCCAATGATAATTTATTTGTAGCTACTGATGCGTTATTTAACGAGCTAACCGCATTTCTGGTTTCAACTCTTAATCTGACAATGCTTTCAGCCACTTAATTATATAAAAAATCTATTTCTTATATATTACCTGTTTTTTGCTCTTTGACGCATTCTTTGTTCACTTTCATGTTTATTTTCATAATAAGCTGCCCAATATATTAGCTCTTCTTCAGTAATATCTTTTCTTAATTCTTTTAATGTCTTTCCTAATTCAGTACAGAGAAACAACTCAAAATTTAACCAGTTATTCCTCTTTAAGCGTTTTTTGCTGTATTAACATCTAATTTTACTTCAAATAAAAATAACTCTAAATCATTTAAAACTTTTTCTGGCAACATTCTTTGAAGATCAGGTGCATCTGCTAAAGCAAACATTTTTGACCCATCTTCTTTTTCTGCCATCTGGCAAAGTAATTGAGTTGAAACCATTAGTGCATCATCAGTACCAGAAACACTTTGTGCTTTTTGTCTGTCGTATCTAGTAAGGGGTGGAAAATAAATATCTATTTTCTGTCCTGTTGGTGTTTCAAGTTCATATTTACGTCTTGCAGACATAACATCACTGAAAGCCTCAGTGATGATGTCAACGGTTCTTTTTGTTGTCATAAAAAATTTATTGGATTACCCTAATGTACTATATAGCTGAAGTAATGGCACCTGATGTTATAAAGTTCACTGTTATCATTTGAACTTCCCCTAAACTTGCTCCATATTCTGCACCAGTAATAATTCCAGAAAAACTTATTTTCTTTGCGGATGTATTTGAATCAGGGAATAATTCAAATAAAGCATCTGCAGCATCACCAGTAGTTAAGACATCATCAATAAAGCTTGTGTAAGCTGCACCAGTTTCATTTGGGTTATATAACAGTTCAACTGAACCTTCGCCAGAAATTAGACCGCCAATAAATGTTTTTGATGTGTCACCCTGTTTTGTAGTTTCATGTGTGTCTTTACTGATAGACATAGACCATGATCTTGTTGCTCCAACATCAGCTTCCGTACCTGCTGCATTGTGAAACATAATCTTACCTACGTCTCCTTTAAGTGCTGTTGCCATGACAATAAAAAGAAATATTTATAATTAGTTTAACCTTTTTCTGACTTTTTTACATCTATTTTACAATTATGTTGACTCTCATAATATCTTCTACACTCAGGATCCCAATATGCAGCATCCCTTCTTCCTTTTATATGCTCAATAGCATCAAGCATTTCTTCAGTAATTTCAAGTTTTGCCATAATTAAAGTGATTCAAATGTTTCAAAGGTTATTCGCAACTGAGTTACAAATTTACCTTCAGGTGGTTGTGAAAGGATTTCTGGTCCAACTACTGCATCAAAGATAACATCTGATACTGTAATCCTATTGTATAAGTCTCTTAGTCGTTTGCAAATAGTAAAATTTCCACCAGAGCCAATACCTTGTTCTGTAAAGACATTCAATGTAACTAATCCAAGAACATTGTTATTTGCATTTGTTTGATCGCCTTGTGATAAAACCTCTCCTGTACCAAAACTTACTTCGCATTGAACAAAACTTTCATTGCTCGTTGAATCAAATGGTTGGTTATTAAATACAACAGGAATCGCAGGGCTACTTGCAAGCTCTGTTGATAATCTTGCTTCAATGGTAGAACGTACTGTATTTAAATCTGTTGCAGCCATTACATACTCCTAATAATTTTTCTTAATTCATTTGGAATATATTGTGTAGTTAATTGTTTTGCTTGTAACTCAGGAAAACCTTTTATTGTTTGCTTTCTAGTTCTATATTTGCCTTGCCAGCTAGGTGGTAATGATAAACCATATATAACTGGTTCAGCATATTCAACATTATTAATAATAGTTCCTTTAAATTTTCGTATATTAGTTTTCCAACCATTTCTTAAATTGCCTGTATCTACAGGTGTTGCTTTTTTAGTAAGTTCTGTCCAACGCAATGTTGTTTTTTGCACTAATTTTTGTACTGCTTCTGCCATTAAATCATCTATTTGGTCTAATCTAATTTGTCGTGCCATTATGACCTCACTAATAATTCATATGTTATTGCAGTATTATTTTGTTCATTAGTTACAACAGAAATTATTTTATACACTACTGAACTAACCAACACTTTATCTTTTGGCGTAGGTGTAAATGTAATGTCACCAGCAGAGATAGTTATTTTTTTATCTTGCGCTTGAATCTGGTCATTAACCTCAGAGTTATTTATATTTTCTATAACTCCTTTCACTACAGTATCACTATTACTTTCACTTACAGCACCTGTTGTAGTATTATATGCACCATTAGTAATTTGCCTAATAGTTATATTTCCACCAAGTTTTGATAAACCTTTGGTAGCTGCTTTTTTTAGTGAAGAGGCAATACCCATTAAATTCTGTAGGCAATAACTTGGCCACTAGCCAAAGTAATACTTGTAATTACACCTTCAACTTCAGATGCAACACCCATAGTAATTCCATTGATAGTTGTTGAACCATTTTCTGTTAGGTTTTCAGCAACAAAAGTTGCTTCTGCTGCAGCAAGACAATGTACTTTGCCAAAACGACCAGTATGTGTGTCTGTGTTTGTAATGATGATGGCGGCTGGGTAGTAGCCCATAATTAACTCCTTTTAATAGCGACGTTGCCGGGTCCACTTATTCGTAAACCAGTAAAATACCGTTCAAATAGTGGTGGTACTCTATCAGCACCAACCGAACCATAAAAATTCGGCGTTGCATCTAGATTACCAATTTTTACATTCTTAAAATCTTCAAGACCACTTAATCCTAAACCATCTCGGTTGTTATTCAAGTAAACAGCTAATATTACTTGTGCTTTTTTAACTTGTTCTGGTATTTCTGTCTCTGCAAAATAATCTGTTGATATTCTAAAAGGAAAGCCTATTGAATATGTATTTATGTAGGTGTCTGGTTTTCTTACACCTTGTCTTGGCCATTGTAATGCTTGTGTATTAGTAACTCTTGCTCCTAAAAATCTCTCTCGGTCAATTCTAACGGCAGCAGTATATAAAGCTCTATTTTTATTGTCAGTAGATGAGCCATCCCATGCAGATACATCATCATCTGCAATTAAACCCTCAACTATTGAATTTGCGTCAGATAGAGTCAGGTAACTGTTTGCTGATGCTCCGCCTACTGTTGCGTCTATCGTGATTGCCATTTTGTTTTACTTTTGTTTTCTTTTTTTTAGAGGGAGCAGAGACTACCAAAGCGGCAGCCTCTTGTTCTCTCATACGCTTAAAAGCGAACATTCCCACTAGCTTGAAGCACCCTTAAGTGCAACAAAGTTAATAACAATGGCTTCACTTAATGAACCACCAGAAACATTAGTAACTGTAATTTCAAAAGAACCAGCAGCGATTGCTGTTGCTCCTACCAAATAAGAACCAGCAGTACCAGCAGAACCATGGTTAACTACTACAACATCAGTTGCAGCAATTTTATCATTGGTAACTGTAAAACTTGCTTCAGCAGCAGCACCTAAGGCTGCATTGTTCATTGTAATTTGGCCACTCTCAGTATTAAGAGTTACACCTGTTGTTTTGTTAGTTGCTTGAGTTACTGTACCTCCAGTTGTAGGTCCAGCTAACTTACCAGCACTAACCTCGAATAAACTTGGCATGATTTAATTACCTTTAGTCTTGTGTGCTTACGTTGGTAGCTCTTACGATACCAATGTTTTTTGTTTCATAGACCTTCGACCAGTTGCCTACAGTTTGAAGTTGCGCTCTTGTTGGGTTTACAGTTGTAACTGCCCACTTAGAA